ATCCCCAATAAGAATGTCATCACCTAGGATAACGTACTTGAGTGGAGTTTTACAACCCACTTCCTCACCGCAAAGGAACATCACAAAATGATGAGCCAGAGCGAACGGACCCCAAGAGCCATAAAAGCCCAGGGGGGTACCACACTTGAAGTGATAAGCTTCAGGGAGTACACGTCCACCTTCCTTAAGGAAGAATGGAAGTTCTGTAAGTACGCGTTTCCAATCGGTAACGTAATCAGTACTGAGGGCACTCTGGAGAAGTTGACCAATGAAATCGATCGGAAATCGATCGGTAGCAGAAGTCATATCCACACTGTGGTAGCTAACCACGCGACCCCAGGAGGATACCTTCTCCACAAATGCGTCCTGGTGGAATGTCACGTCCTGGGGAATGGTCTTAAGGACAGAAAATGTCCAAAGATGTAGCGGGCGGAGTACTGACTGTGACCAATAATCGCCAAGGGCGATCGGTCTAACCTTACCCTCCAGGTCCGGAAGTGCAGCAATGCGCCGAAGGATCCCTGGTTTGGAAGGAAAGATAGTCTTTACCCGTTCCACTACCCTTTCCCTAGCCACGAGATCAAGATTTCTCTTGAATCGTGATCCACCCATTCGGATTAGGCAATCAAGGATACCTGGAGCCTCTCCTTGGAGAGAAACGAGGTCCCCAAATGCCGTCCAAAGGGCATGCCCGGAAGGGCCCGCCCGGGTGGTTGAGTGATAATGACGCCACTCTACTTTCTTTAGGTTTCGAGCAGCGACGGGGACACGTAGGGAGGTCCAGAACCGGACCCCAGCCTGAATAACATCGTCAGAGTTCCACCCTAGGGCGGTACTATCGGATGTCACAGAGCTGAGGTCAGGAGGTCCAGACCCCCTTACGAACCTTAGGGAGGTGAGAACAGTCAGGGCCATCCGAACACAATTAAGTGCTCAAGGATTAGCGCCCTGAGATTTCTGAACCACAACCATCATAGGGATTCCCCATCGCCGCCGAATCCTATTGAGAGCATCCTTCTCTCTAGACGTCCCAAGGAGGGAAAGGCAATGGAGGAACTTCTGTCTTTCGTTCTTGATGAACTTAAGAGAGTTGTTAACCCCCGAAGCCAGTACAACCTTACGGACGCGGTCGAGAAGAGGGCTCAGAACTCGAGCATCTTTACCTGAACGGAGAACCACCCCAAAGTACTCCTTACCAACCCAGGAAAGAATACTTTCAATCCAGGGTCACGTGTAGCGGTACGCCCGTTTCCCTCTTCTCCCTCTCTTACCCGAGGGCTTAAGACCAGGAGTACCCCCCTGTATAACAGGGGAGACGCCTGTAAGACCGAGAGCTAGGATAACACCTCCCCCAACACTTAGTAGGGTTACCACCCAATTAAGCTGAAGGGAAATATTAAACCAAGTCCTCAGGTCCGACTTTCGCCCAAGGGGGAAGGAAAGAAGAAGGAAGGCATAACGCCCCCACACCCAACCATCGGTCCCTCAGAGAAAGGAAAGTTGCCACACCTGGGTGCCAAACACCAGGCGTGTCACAGTCCAATCCCGTCGGAACGCGATAGGAGGGTGGGAACGAGCGAATAGCTTCCGTATAATGCGGGAGCAAGAACGCCACATGAGTGTAAAGAGGAAAATGGGGGGATGACATCTCCGGTACAAAGGAGTATTCCTCCATTCGTACCCACCAAACATCGAAAAGACGACACCCGACAACTCGAAAGAGTATAGGATGAAGTGTATATGCGAGATCATATTTATTTGAACTCAGCGTATACTCGAAAATGGTTGGCATGGATGTAGGTCTTTTCCTGAGTACTAGGGTGTGGTTGACCTACAGATCAGGTGCCTAGAAGGCAACTGACCCTGATCCTAGATAAACCCATAATTATCCAGATCCCAAACGGGTACGCCCATCCAGTCTTTGGTCCCGGGTGGCCCATCTGTGGAGATGTAAAACCACGGGGAAACCGGACGGACGACCAACCGTCTTGGTCTGGGGGGAGGAAGATCTAGAGCGCAAGGCACTAAAGGAAGTTGTTACTTCTTTAGGCACGAATTGACCTACCGCCCTCCAGAGGGGCCGGCCCTTGCTACCCCTCCCGGGGGGCGGGAAGTCATTCACTTGCGATCTAGACCGAGTCCAACCCCATGCCTCCGGACTCTCGGAACCGGTCTGCGCACCTGCTGTGCGGTCCTGGTTCTCTGGGTCCACCTACCTCCTCAACCACCTCCCGCCGTAATTACAGGCGTTATGGGGGTTGATACTCACTCACGTGGAGATGTAAGGGCATATACTATGGAGCAATCCACAGTGTCCCGTCGTCCCTAGAACCAAACTGGATACTGATTAATCCATCTGGAACAGGTTTTCCTCCGTGAGGGAGGTTAGGCTTAAGGCATGGGGAGA